TTAGGAGAAAAACAATGGGTGCAGAAACAAACGCAGCAACAACCACAGAGACCACAGAGGAGACTAAGCAAGCTCAGGCTCCTGTAGTGGATGGCGAGGGCGCTAATAAGGACGCAACCAACACCACCGCACAGACAGAGCCAAAGCAGGACGACAACAAGCAGCAGCCAAAGTACACGGATGCTGATGTTGACGAGATTGTCTCTAAGCGTCTCGCGAAGTGGGAAAAGCAGCAAGCCGCAAAGGTTGAGGAAGCTGCAAAGCTGGCCGAGATGAACGCTCAGCAAAAGGCAGAGTACGAACGTGACAAGGTCCAGAAGGAGCTTGATGAGTACAAGCGTCGCGACACAGTAAACGCGATGGTGGCTGAGTCTCGTCGTCAACTCTCTGAGCAAGGTATCACGGTAAGCGATGACATTCTCGCGCGTTTAGTGGGTGAGACTGCAGAGGAAACAAAGGCGTCCGTTGACGCTTTCTCAACGGCTTTCACGGCGGCCGTAGAAGATGCCGTGAAGAAACAGCTCGCGGGCAAAGCTCCTGCGGCGGGTGTGGCCACTAAGACGATGACCAAAGAAGAGATCTTGGCCATCAAGGACCCAATCGCTCGCCAGGCAGCCATCCGCGACAACATTGGATTGTTTGTTTAACACTAAGAAAGGTGGCACATTATGCCAGCAGAAACAGGACTTACCGTAAAGACCGACATCGCTCCTGAGATTTCTATTGATTACGTCAACCGATTCTCCCAGGGCATCCAGGAGCTTCAGAAGGCTCTCGGTATTACTAACCTTATCCCAGTACCACAGGGCGGCACCATCAAGACCTACAAGTTCGTGAAGGACGTCAAGAGTGGCGTCGTTGCCGAGGGTGACACCATTCCAGCATCTAACATCAAGCGCCAGCTTGACCAGACCATCGAGCTTCCTCTCAACAAGTATCGCCGCGTAACCTCTGCCGAGGCTATCCAGCTTCGTGGACGCGACCGCGCAATCAACGAAGCCGACGCTCAGCTTATCGGCACCATTCAGAACGGCATTCGCAGCGATCTGATTGCAAGCGTCGCAACCACCACTGCGGCAGCAAAGAACGGCAAGACCCTTCAGGCAGCTATGGCCAACCTCTGGGCAACTCTGACCGCTAAGTTCGAGGGCTATGACGGATTCGACACCGACGCAGCTAATCCATTCGTCTTCTTCGTCAATCCTCTGGACGTGGCTGACTACCTCGGCACTGCGACCGTAACCACCCAGAACGCTGGAGGTATTACTTACCTCAAGGACTTCCTTGGCCTGGGTACCGCAATCACCTCTTCCAAGGTTAGAGCAGGCTCCCTCTTCGGCACTGCAGCCATGAACCTCAATTTGGCATATGTCCCAGCAAACGGTTCTGACCTTGCTTCCACCTTCGGCCTGACCTCCGACGCTACTGGCTTCGTTGGTATCACCCATAATATCGACACCAAGACCGCAACCTGCGACACCTTGGTTATGTCTGGCGTCAAGATCTTCCCAGAGATTACCGACGGTGTTGTCAAGGCAGAGATTAAGGCAACCGCCTAATTCACGAGTAAGGAGGTGAGCGTATGAGCGTATTAGATCGTGTTAAAACACGACTCGAAGCGGTCGAGGATAAGCCGAGCGATAAGTGGCTGGAAGAGGTCACGCATACGCTCACGGACCGCATCTGTTTGCGCGTTGGTGTATCCACGCTACCCACCACAGCTGAGTCCCTTGTGGTCGATGCAACCATTAAGGCGGTGAATCGCCGATTCGATGAAGGCATCACGCAGGAGTCCGAGGGGCAGGGTGGAACCTTGTCCCTTCAGTTTGTGGACGATTTACTCGCGGAATACGCCGCGGAGCTTTCCGCCTTGGCTGAGATTGCTAGGGCGGACAATGCCTCCGCTCTGCAGTTCCCAAAGGTGAGGTTCGTATGAAGTGGCGGATGTGCGAGTTGATTGAGCTCGCGGATACCGACGCGCGCGACAAGCTAGGCAATCGCGTGCTCTCGCGCCGGGTGCTTACAACCACCCGGGCGAGGGTATGCCCTGCGTCCCTTGTTGAGACGGTAAACGAAGGCAACGACTACGCGGCGTGTGACCTGACGCTTATCACGACAGTTCCCGCCGAGCTTGCCCTTCGCGCGTCTCTTGTTCGCTTTCCCGTGATTGACGCTGGCGACGTCTTCGAGGTTATCCATGTGAGTGACTTTGGACGCCGCCGCGTTCTGTCATTGAAGAAGCTAAAGGGTGATGCGTATGCCTAGTGTTCGCCTGCAGTTTGACGATGGCGGACTTGGCGACGCACTGAAAGAGCTTGCGAACATTAAGCCTGAAATTGTTATGAAGCGCACCGTGAATGAGATAGCTGAAGACCTACGCGCAACCACACCACGAGACACGGGCGAGTTGATTGGATCCATTCGCCAGAGTGTCAAAGGTGGCGAAGGAGAGATTGGCTATACAGGCGAGTACGCGCCACATGTTGAGTACGGCCACCGCCAAAACGTTGGTCAGTACGTTCCGAAGATTGGGAAGCGCTTAAAGGCTCCCTTTGTGGAAGGCCAGCACTTCTTTGCTACGGAGATAAAGGCGGCACGCGCTGTTCTGAAGAAGCGGTGCGGTGAGTATCTAAGGAGTAAAGGCTTATGAGGCAAGCACTAAGGCGACTCCCGCTTGACGACTTTGTCGCGGCGGTTGTGGCACGTGTCAAAGAAGGCACGGGCGTGAAGTGTGTGACCGACGCGAATAAAGAACCCTCTCCTCTTTATTCCGTCGGCGCACTCTCAGTTCGTCCGGACAAAACAAAAACAATGTGGCTGGACGTCTATACCATCGAGCTTCACGCAATCTCTAAGCCGTCTAAGACGCGCGAGGAGATATTCAAGATGGTGACGGCTCTAGAAGAAGCCATGAGCCAGCCAATTAGTTTGGCTTGTCCGTTCCAGGTCATCCGTCAAACGGATAACGGTCTAAACACAATCAAGCGAGACGAAACAGGAGAATGGCACGCGATTGTGCCGTTCGAGGTAGTCGTCTCCTATGGTCTGATTATTAAGTAGAAAGGGGCATTACTATGCCAGATTCAACTGCATTCGATAGTGGTGCATATTGCGACGTCTCCGCTGGCGGCGTTAACGCTGTCAATGGTGCCGAGGTTCTTCTCGGCGTATTCAGCGCTGACGGATCTAAACTCCTCGCAATCGCTGGCGAGAAGTCTCACAAGGTATCGCTATCCGCTGATACTACAAGCGTCTCCACGAAGTCTTCTCGTGGTGCTTGGAAGGTTAACCGCGCATCCACCCGTTCCTTCGAGGTTTCCGTTGATACGGTGGCTGTCAAGGACGCTGAGAGCGATAAACTGTTCCGCCAGGCACTTGCCGACGGCACTATTCTGTGTGTCAAGGAGTTCCTGGATAACACCGACTTCACGCCAATCGGTGGTGGCGCTGTCATCGTTACTAAGTACGAGGCTGACTCGCCAACCGACGACGTACGCACCGCGTCTGTGTCTCTCACAGGCACAGGCAAGTGGACGTGGTTTGACATTGACGCAGCCGCCAAGGCTAAGGCAATCACCAAGCCAACAGGACGATAAGCGTCCACAGACACAACTCACGGGGTAGCTTCGGCTGCCCCTTTTTTATTAGTTAAGGAGTAAGAAATGGCAGATTTTACCTTCGAGGTTGACGGTACTACATACGAGCTTCTCTACGCGGAGAAGCGTGTTGAGATGGCCGAGAGTGCGATTGGTAACAAAAGCATTATTTCCGTATTCACCGCTCAGCCCACTCTGCGCGAGACTAAGACCATCTTCGCGTATGGCATTCGTGAGAGTGGCCAGAGTGCATGGGTTAACCCAACACAGGCCATTGAGCTTGCTGGAAAGTACCTGCAGGAGCACGGCTACGCTCAGATGATTGAAGCCGTAAGCGACTCACTCATGAAGGACTGCGGTTTTTTATTCCGATAGATCTCGCGAGTCCGCGCTGGGTCAGACCATCCACAAACACACAACAAGCCAACCAACCACAAGAAGCACCACAGAAACCGCTGACAGGCTACGAGCGCGATGCATTGTGGGCGTGGGCGGCCGTTCGCTTTGGGTGGACGCCAGACGAGTTTGACAGGCTCACAGCGGCTCAGATTGCCCTTCTTCAAGTGGCTGAACATGACCGCGTCGCGTATGACCAGATGCTTCTCAATGAAGCAATAGCCACCGCACTCGCCAACGGCTACAAGAAGAAAAGCGAAGAGCCTGAGCTTTTGTGGGTTGAAGCAAACAAGCCTGACAGAAAGACCATGAGCGCGAAAGAAGCGCGCGACAAAATGGCCGCGCTTGAGAAGGCTCTATCGAATCAACAGAAATAAACATGAGAGGAGGTATATATGGCAAGTGACTATACACTCTCCGCGAAGTTCACCGTTAATGCCGATGGCTTTATTGACGGCGTAAATAAGGCGCAGTCTTCACTCAGTCAGATCCAGAACAAAGCGCAGGAAGTATCGCGCTCTATGGATCACAGTATGGGCGACGCGTCTGGCAGCGTGCAGTCATCGTTTGCAGAGCTTAGGTCGCGGGCTCAGAACATCTTTAATGGCATCGCGACAAGCGCGAGAAACGGACTGACTAACGCATGGAATGCCGTGCGTACCAACACCCAGCAAATCACGAGTTCGCTTATTGGCGTAGGCCAGGCGGGAATTGCTGCGGTTGCTGGCATGGCCATCCAGGGCGGCATCGACCGAGCACTGAACATTGACAACGCACGAAAGAAGCTCGCCGGCTTTGGCCATGACGCCCAGGATATCGAATCCATCATGGACTCGGCCACGCAATCAGTCCGTGGCACGGCGTTTGGTCTGGGTGACGCAGCAACGGCCGCAGCAACGCTTTCTGCAGCTGGCATTAAGTCCGGCGAGGAAATGACCAACACGCTGAAGTCTGTCGCGAATGTTGCAGCTGCATCTGGTCGAGCGTTCAACGATATCGGCGTCATCTTTTCATCCGTCGCATCACGTGGCAAGCTGATGGGCGATGACATGATGCAGCTTTCAAGCTCTGGCGTGCCAGTTCTGCAGCTTCTGGGTGAATACCTTGGCAAGACGTCCAAGGAAGTCTCCGAGATGGTCTCCAAGGGCCAGATTGACTTCCATACATTCTCAGAAGCTATGCGCATCGGTCTAGGCGAAGCGGCTCTATCCTCTGGTAACACACTGGCTGGCTCATTCGCTAACGTTCGCGCGGCTCTATCGCGTCTGACCGCTCCAATATTCACACAGGCCATTCAGGTGTTGGTTGATGCATTCAAGCAAGCGGCACCGGCTATTGACGCCATGGGAAAGCAGCTCGGCAACATTCCGACGTTCGTGGCACCTATTGCCGCGGCGTTTAGTGCTATGGCACTCAGCGGCCTTGCTCCGGTTATTGCCAATATTCCAGTGCTTGGTAGTATGCTCGGCCCTCTGTCTGGTTTGCTTGGTGCGTTGGGTGGCCCCGTTGGAATCGCTATCGCCGCGTTTGCGGGACTGGCCGCGGTGTCTCCACCACTACAAGAAGCGCTCGGCAATCTTATGGGCGCGCTTGGTGAGCTTGGCAACGCCCTAGGGCCAATCTTCGGCGCTGCAATAGATGCCATCGTTCCGGTGCTTAACTCAATCGTTGAGGTGCTCGGCGGAGCGTTTGCGGTTGTCGTCAATGGCGCAGCGGATCTAATCAAGATGCTCGCGGACGCAATCACGGAGCTATCTACTGGCGGAGGATTTGACGCGTGGCTTCAGTCCATGCAACCAGCGGCCGACTTTATCATGAGTATCCTGCAGCCCGCACTTGACGGACTAAGCACGGGCGCGGGTCTTATCGTTGAAGCGTTCAGCGGGTTCGGTGAAGCTGTTGGCGGAGCGTTTGAAACTCTATCGCCATACATTGAAACAGCAAGGGACGCCATTTCTCAGTTCGCTGAAGCGGCTCAGCCACTTGTTGACACAGTCCTGCAGAACTTGGGCGTGGCGTTTACTACAGTGGCCACAATCGTGTCCGTGGTATTCGGTGCGGCGTTTGAGGTTGTCGGCGGTATCGTCATGACGGTCATGGGCACCATTTCCGGCATTATTCAGACCACGGTCGGCGTGATTCAGACGGTCATCGGCGTGTTTGTTGGTATCTTCACAGGCAACTGGCAGATGGCCGCCAATGGCGCGCAGTCAGTGTTCCAAGGTATGAGTACAACCGTCACGAGTATCGTGAATGGTCTCTCGTCTGCTTTGTCTGGCATTATTAACGGAATCTCTGGAACGTTCCAGGCAGTGTTTAACGGTATCTCGACCACTGTGGGCAACATCTTCCACGGTATCTCGAGCACGATTGGCAACGTCATGGGCGACGCCAAGAACACCGTCTCCGGGGCGCTGGACGCCATTAGTGGATTCTTCCGTGGACTTCATCTTGAGTTCCCAAAGATTAAACTCCCGCACTTCAGCATTTCCGGCACATTCTCACTCGCGCCACCATCAGTCCCAAGCTTGGGCATTGAGTGGTACGCCGACGGCGGTGTTCTGATGAACCCGACCATGTTCGGCATGAACGGGAACAAGGCCATGATTGGCGGAGAAGCAGGACCCGAAGCGGTCGCACCAATTAGCACACTCACAGGCTACATCAGTGACGCCGTGAATAACTCTAAGAGTGACGACGAGCTGATTAGCGAGATTGCTGGACTGCGCGAAGATGTACGCAATATGCGTGTTGTGATGGATGGCCAGACGGTCGGTACGATCGTCTCGCCGTATGTGGACTCGAACCTCGGAGAATATAAGGTGGTGGCAAACAGATGACGGAACTAACAGACACGTATGAAGTTGTGGTTGATGGAGTGCCGCTTTGCGCCACCTACCGCATGGCGGTCACGAACTACACAGACAAGCCACCAGCCACCAGAACGTCTACGGTTTCTATCCCTGGACGTGATGGCGTGCTGGACTTGTCTGAGTGGCTGACAGGTGCTCCGGTGTTCGACAAGCGGACAATCACCATCACACTCTCGCCGCTCGACACGCACGACTGGACAAGCGTCGAAACAACACTGACCGCCCTGCGCAATATGCTTCATGGTAGGCGCCTAGAGTTCACGCTGTCCTGGGACGAGGGTTATACGTACACAGGGCGCTTCGAGGTCACCTCCCAGACGCTCTACGACGAGACGGCGGCCATCAAGCTAACAATTACCGCAGATCCATACAAGTCGCGCGGCATCATGCACTACGAGCTCGACGGCGAGCTTGGTAAAACCTACATCATCGACGGCCCCGCGCATGCGGTGGTTCCGACCATCACATGTCAGACGCGCTCACTGGTCAACATCAACGGACGAACCGTTGACCTTCAGCCGGGTGTGTGGATAAACCGCGACCTGGAGCTCCACAACGGAAAGAACCGCGTAACCGTGAACACTACTCCAGACTACGGAACGGCAATCTGGCGCGATTATGCGGGGCTTACGTGGGAGCAGCTTGACGGTACAAGCCTGGCATACGTCGGCCGCGCTGGAAAGAACAGGCTCAAGGGTCTGAAGTGGTCCAGTCTTGCCGGTAAGAAGTGGCAGGACATGCGCGGAACATGGCGCGAGCATGCATACGTCGACGACGCAGAGACGCACAACAACACAACAGTTACGCTCGACTTCGATTGGAAGGATATTTAATGAGCACAAAGACTCCAAGGCTGGGTCTCACGAAGCCTGACGTCACGGACGAGACTATTCAGACTATTAAGGACTTAGCCAAGAACTTCGACCTCCTGGACGCAATGTTTCCAGTGGGTGCGATTTATCAAAGCACCAAATCAACCGACCCATCCACATTTCTGGGCGGTACGTGGCAGGCTCTGAATGGTGTATTCCTGTTAGCACAGTCGCAAAAGTTCCCCGCTGGCTCAACGGGCGGCGAGGATACTCACACGCTGACCATTAACGAGATGCCAAGCCACAGCCATGACACTAGCATGCACTATGGCACAGACAATGGCGGCGGTACACAGTGGACGGCACGCTCCGCAGACACCTACACTAACTATCGCTTCCAGGTTGACGCGGTAGGCGGCGGTCAGCCACATAACAACATGCCACCATACAGGGCTGTTTACATGTGGGAGAGGGTGGCTTAAATGTATGTGCTGACTTATGCGGGAAACGTCATTCATGATCCGCGTGAGGAAGGCGTGCAGATTTCATCCGGTAAGCTTGTAGAAGAGTCGGGACAGTCCCCGACTCTTTCTTTTACCGTGCAGCCAACACACCCACTTTGGCGCGCATTCAACCGCGAATCGGTCATGAACACCGAGCGCGAGATTGAGCTCACGGAACACGAGACACAGAAGATTCTCTTCCGTGGTCGAATCCGTAAAGTGTCGATGTCCATGAATGGATCCATTGACGTCACATGTGAGGGAGCCATGGCATACCTCAACGACACCACCGTCCGTCCATATAAGACATACGACACTGACGAGATTGACTGTGAGATTAACGCCCCCGCTAAAGCTGGCGAGCTGTTCGAGTGGTTCATTGAGCAACACAACTCGCGCGTATCTAACCGATGCGAAAAGTTCAAGGTAGGCATTAACGCCGGAGTGAACTTCGGCACACTCCAGCGTGGCACTGGCACACGCCCAACCACATTGAAGGAAATGCGCGAGAAGCTCACAAAACTCTGCGGCGGTTATTTCCGTGTTCGCTATGTGGGCGAGGATAACTACCTCGACTGGCTGAACGCGGACGGTTCAAGCGAAGCTGCTCAGCCTGTAGAGCTTGGCCAGAACCTTCTTGATCTAAACACCGGCGCGGACGGTAAGGACATCTACACGGCCATCGTTCCTGTGGGAAAGACCGGCGAAGGCGAAGACGAGAAAGACGTAACCATTGACGACGAACACGCTTACGTTGGCGGTGGTTATGACATTGTCGGCGATGCAGTTGTTGATACTGCAATGGCTGAGCGTTACGGCGTTATCGAGAAGTTGATGGAGTATGACCATCTGAGCCAACCACAGGCTCTCGCTGACAAAGCAGTGGCCGACCTTGCAGCGGGTAAGCTCTCTGATTCCATCACCGTAAGCGCTACGGACTTACACTACGCAGACGCAACCGTTCAACAGATTGATTACTTGCAGCGCGTCCAGGTCACCAGCGAACCGCACGGCATTGACCGCATGATGCTCTGTGTGAGTCGCACGATTAACCTCGTTGACCCAAAGGCTACAAAGTACAGCTTCGGCGCAATCGAAGGCACACTGACCAAGAGCGGAACAACGTCCCAGGAGCGCACACAGGAAGCCACTGAAAAGCGTCTGACCGCCCTCGCATCGACCACGCGAAAGACGGTGGAGGATACCCACAAGGCCACAGTTAAGGTTCAAGCAGTTGAGGAGAAGGCAGTGGCAGTTGAGAAGAAGGCTGACGCAGCCACAGAAAAGATTGCAGACGTTGCAACCACAGCAACAGCGGCAGCTGAGAAGGTTGAGACGGTAGCAGCTAAAGCTGAGAAGGCAGCAGAGGAAGTGAGCCATGTAGCCACAGACGCAAAGAACGCAAATACAGCAGCAAAGGAGGCGAAGACTATGGCAACGGAAGCGAACAACAAGGCGTCAGAGGTGAAGGCAACGGTTGATGATATGGCAAACGCTTTCTCTCACGATGAACATGGCGCACACGTAGGAGATAAAAAAGCTGGTCATGTCACTGTAAAAAGTGACGGAATGAGCATCTATAACGGTGAAGTTCCAATTGCAAGTTTTGAGAGTGGCATTATTAGTCTTAATAATGGCTCTCTTAATATTGTCGCTGGCTATCAAGATAATAAAGGCGATAGAGCCACAGCCCTAATGACTGACAATATTCTTTTGAAGCCAACGGGTTATTTGTTGAGCGACTCGCAAGCAATTGCTGCAAAGATTTCTAATTCTGACGGAATGCATTTTGCTGAGCTTGGCTTAACGGATTCAACTCTAATGCTTTCTGCTGACAACCGCGCAAAAGAAGAATCTATTAACTATACCAACCTTGTCAAGCTTCTGAAGTTCACTCCGTGGACTACTCTGCAAGACGATGGTGCGTGTCGTGTACGCTACTGTATTCGTGGCGGCATGATGTATCTCGATTGTTATCTTGCAGCGGGATATTCGGCTCGTACCACTACGGCAGAAATGCCAGACAATCTTCTGCCAGCCATTGAGGGTTATTACCCAATGGGTACGGAGACAGGTGACCACACCGCAAAGATTTGGATTGGCGCAGCTGGTGGTAGTAATAAGCATATTTACCTCTACAACAACAGCACCGGTTATGCTACGGGAATTATTCCAATTCTTCCGAAGAGTATGGAATAGAGGTGAGGTCATGAATATTACGGCTGAAATGGTTTCCTTCTTCATCTCCATTGTAGGTGCGTTTCTGGGTGGTCTTGTTGCTATCTCAAACTGGCAGCGTGCCAGTAGAGAGGACAAAGAGAAGGAAGACGCTTGGAAGAGCACCATTACCAACACGCTCACACGCTTAGAGACACGCCAACAAGTCATGAATGAGCAGCTGGGCAAGTACCAGCAATCTCTCTCTGACTTGACTGCCACGCTCACACAGCATACTGCTGAGCTTTCCGTGGTTGGCATTGTCGCACGAAGGGCGGATGAAGTCTCAAAAAAAGCAGCAACAGACCTCGCAGAGGTCAAGACAGACGTGAAAAATCTAGATTCACGCATTACTAAGTTGGAAAAGTAAAGGAGCAGAAATGATTAACTGGAAAGTACGTCTACACAATCCCGCTTGGTGGTTGGGAATGGCTGGTATCGTCATGAGTCCTATCCTGGCATACTTGGGACTGGCTTATTCCGATTTGACTACATGGGGAAGCCTTGCTGATGTATTTGTCAAGTTCATTAGCAACCCTTATCTCATCGGTACTGTGGTCGTGGCGGTGCTGGGTGCTATCGGCGTCACGGTTGACCCAACTACAAAGGGCATTAGCGATTCAGAGCGTGCAATGACATACGACAAACCAAGTGTGAGCCCTTTAGACGAGGAGACGCACTAATGGCTGATTTTTCAGGACAAATTACCGCGGATGCGTATATTCCAACGTCAGCATATTCAGCTGGGCGAGACGGTCATTCCGTGCAGTATATCGTGGTACACCATGAAGCTGCCACTGGTTTAGACGGTGCAGCCATTACAGCCATGTGGGATAGAATGCAGGCACAATCTGCGCACTATTCTGTGGACGGTGCAGGCACTATCACCCAACACGTACTGGAGAGCAACACCGCGTGGGCGTGTGGTCGTTGGGTTGCTAATTGCGAGAGTATCAGCATTGAGCACGCTAATAATTCCACATCGCCCTGGACAGTTTCAGAAGCTACCTTGGAGAGCGGCGCACACCTTGTTGCGGCGTTGCTTATCAAGTACGGACTCGGCTATCCACGTTGGGGCGGAAATGTCCGACCACACAAACAGATCGTGGCGACCGCTTGCCCCGGCGAGCTTGCCGGCTCTCAGAATACTCACTATATGGAGCGTGTGTGCTACTGGTACGAGGTCATGACTGGCACACGATCCATTGAGGAACGCGGCTGGCATACCGACGGCAAAGGCTCATGGTGGTACCAGACGGGCGAGTCATCGAGCGAGTATGCCGTTGGCTGGTATAAGGTCGGCGATAAGTGGTACTACTTCAATGAATCCGGTTGGATGCTCACAGGCTGGGTTCACGCTTCCTGGGAAGGCTCTGAGAAGTTCTGGTGGTACTTCGGCGATGACGGCGCATTGCAGTTCGATAAGTGGCTTGAATACAACAACGGCTGGTATATGCTCATGTCCGACGGTCGCATGGCCACTGGTTGGCAGGAGCGCGACGGTAAACGTTATTACCTCGACGAGACAGGGCGCATGGCCGCAGGTTGGCTAAAGCTGGATAACGACTGGTATTACCTGCGTTCTGACGGCTCGTGTGTAGTCGATGGCTTGTACGAGGTCGGCGCGGATAACATTTGTGCGTTCGATAAGGAAGGCAAACTGCTCACGGGCGACATCACAGTCACCACGAATGACGATGGCTATATCTCGGGCGTTAAGTAATATTTACCCCT